GTTGCTGGCGGCGGCCAGGGCGGCGGCCTTCTCTTCGTCCTGCAGGGCCTGCACTTGCTTGGCGGCAGCATCGCCGCCGCGGCTGAGTTCGGCGATCGACTGAGCGTAGGCCTTGCCTGCTTCGGCTGCAATTTGGGCGCCTTCTTTATTCGCCACGTTCAACTGCTCAGCCGACACTGCAGCATACGCCTGCTGCAGCGCCAGCTGACGTGCAGGCTCGGCCATGAGCTGGTAAGCGGGGCTCTGCAGGAACTTGCCTAGCTCGACCTGCGACTTCGTGAGCTGGCCTGTCTTGCCCTCGGCGTCGGCGATGGCATCGCTGAACCCTTGATAGGCCTTGGCCCACTCTTTTGCGGCTTCGCGCTCGCCAGACAGGCCGTCAGCCTTGGGGCCGGCTGCGGGCTTGTCAGCGTACTTGGTTGCGATGGCTAGGAGTCTGGTCCGCAGCGATTCCTCTGTCAGCAGGCCCTTGTTTATGAGATCCCGGCCCGCGATGGCCGCCTTCATGATCTCCTGGTCGCGCTGCGCCCGCTTGCCTGCGAACTGGGCACCTTCCTTTTCATACTCGACCAGCTGCTTGACCGATGCGGCCCGCTCTGCCGCGAAGAAAGCCGACTGCGCCTCGTACTTGGCGCCCTGCTGCAGCGCCTGCAGCTGCGCCTGCAACGCCGGCAGTTGCGCGCGGCCGTCGGCGCCCTCATTGCCGGCCTGCACCGATGAGATGCGGTTGCGCAGCGCCTGCGCAGCTTGCTCGGGGCCTTGCGAGCGGCCGATGGACAGCAGGCTGTCGGCGGCTGCTTTGGTCGCCTCCTTGACGGTCAGCCAGGCGCGTTCGATCGACCCAAGGTTCTGCAGCATCTGCGGCGCGCGGGATTCCAGCGCGCTGGCATAGGCTTCTTGCGCCACGCGGGCGGCCTCGACCGTGCGGCCCTGTTCGGTCAGCGCCTTGATCTGGTCATAGACCGACTTGGTGAGATAGTTTGTCCCCTCGTTGAGCTTGAGGGTGGCCTCCAGCGGCGACTTCGCCAGGTCGGCAAACGCCTTGGCGGTCTCTTCGGCCGCCGGGCCGCCCACCGCCTCGAAGCGGATCGCAGCGGCGGTGAAGCGCTCCATGTTGGTTGAGCCCACTGCCGCCGAGCTGGCCATCTGAGCCAGGATCTCGGCCGCCCGGCCCTGCGTTCCGGCGCCCAGTGCGGCAACGCTGCGGGCCATGTCCTGCAGCTGCCCAGCAGTGACGCCAGCTGCCTGCCCCGACAGGATGATGGTGCGCCCGTAGGCAGACGCTTCATCGCTGCCCAGCTTGTAGGCGAAGGCCAATGCAGCCGCAGCCGTGGCGGCCAGCGTGAATGGGCCGATCAGGCCAGCGACATAGCCGCCCAGCGCGCGGGCCGCATTGCCGGCACCACCGAAACTGTCCTTCAGCTGGCCGCCTTGCTGCAGGAACACCTGCAAGGGGTTCTGGCCGGACTGAAGGCTCACCACGATGTCAGTGAACTGCGCCGGCACGGTGCGCATTGCGGCAGCCGTGCTCTTGGCGCTTCGGCCGATGCCGATCAGCTCACCGTCGGCGGCGCGGATGGCGGCGATCATTGGCGCGGCTTGCTCGGCGACGCCAAGCTCGGCGGCCTTCAGTTGCAGCAGGTCTGCGCGCGTTTTGCCAATGGCATTCGCCTGGGCGGTCAGGCCTGTCAAGAAGTTCTTGCCGGAAGCCGCGTTCCGATTGGCATCCTCCAGGGTCTTGACCGCCGTGGCCGTCTCACGCAGCTTGGCGATCAGCGGATCAGCCTGCTGCGTGAGCCCCAACTCAGCGGCGCGCAGCGACAACATCTCTGCTTCAGTGGACTGCAAGCCCAGCGCCTGGCGCTGCAACGCCTCGACACGCTGATTGATGCTGCTGACGAAGGCTTCACCTTGGAGGGCCTGCTGCATTGAAGCGTTCAGGCTGGCGACCTGCGCCTGCAGCTCGCGCAGTTCGGCAATCTTCGGTCGCAGCTTGGCCGCGTCGGCGCCACGCAGGATCGCCTCGTACTCCAGGGCAGAAGCGCTGCCGCGTCCGCCAGACGATGCTGCAGCCAAGCCGGCCAGTGCACCCTGCTGTTCGCGCACCGCCCGACGCAGCTTGTCGCTGAGGCTCTTCGTCGCAGCATCGACACTGCGTTCGGCGCGTTCGGCGCCTTCGCTCATCCTCTCCAGGCCCTTGCCGGCTCGTTCGCCCTCGCTGGTGAGGCCGTCGGCCATCGTCCTGGCGGCGCGTACCGCATCCTGCGCGGACGCCTCCACGCTGGAGACGTCCATCACTACAGCGGTCTGGACCTTTCTTTCTTGGGTCATGCCGTTTTCCTCATGGTGCGCAGCGCCTGATCCTCAAGTACGCGCACGTCGGCGAATAGGTCTTCCCATTCCTGGGTGTCAAGCCGAAGGCGGTCCATGCGGGCGAACAGTGCCGTGTAGTCGAGCGCCGTCGGGCCGTTGAACGCCTGCCGCCACTGGCCGCTCATCTCGGCGAACACCTGCCACGAGCGGACGTTCTCTGGCCACAATTCGACCGGATCACCATCGAAGTCGTCAGCCGTGAAGCCGCCGGCGGCCATCTCTTCGGGCGGCGGCAGGCGGCGGAACAGTGCTGCCGCCGCCGCCTTCAGTTTCCCAGGCGGCCCTCGGTGACGGCCAGGCGGTAGCCGTCGACCAGGGCCTGTGCCATGCTGGGCACCTCATTGCACAGCTGCGCCGCAATGGCCAGATTCAGCTCTTCGTCCAGATCCCAGCCATCGAGGATGTCGACCAGGTACGCGGCGCTGGCGTCGCAAGCCTGGCGCTGCATGGTCGCAACAGAGAAAGCGGCCGGTGTCGCTTTGTCCGATTCAGCGCTGGCCGCATCAGCGCGGGCCATGTCCATGCGCTTGTCGATCATCTCGCCGAATTCGCTGCGGGTGCGGTACTTGTAGCGAGCCTTGATGACGCCGAGACTGCCATCTGGCAGCGTGGCGGTGATGGTTGCTTCGATGAACTGCGGGCGCTTGCCCAGGGTGATCTTGGCCATGTGATGTCCTTCGCGGGGGAGTGGTGGTGTGCCCGTGCCCGACGCGCCCTCTCCCGCGAAGAAGAGAAACGCGCCGGGTCGGTGCTGGGGTGGGCCGTCAGGCCCGTGGATCAGCTGGCGTAGCGCACCAAGCGGTTGTTGCCGTTGAACTGCGCACGCACGCGGTTGATCTGGCCGTCCTGCAGCTGCACAGCCTCGTTCAGCGCCACGGTGCACGGCTGGTAGATCTTGGCGCCGTTGCGCGTCACCATCTGCAGGATGGTGTCGGTCTGCACGTCGGTCAGCGCCTTCATGTTGGTGTAGCCGGCGGTGGCGATCGAGTCGGCGTCGATCTCCAGCGTGTACGACGTGGCGTTGAAGCCGTCGTTCAGTGAGAAGTCGACATCGGACTCGATGTACTTGTAGCTGACCGTTTTGGGGTCGCCGCCTTGCGACTGCGCCGACAGCACGTTGGCGATCTGCGTGAAGGTGGTCGCCTTGCGCACCGAGCCGATCCCGCTGCCGGTCGGAAAGTAGGTCGTGTTGCTGGTGTCCATTCCTTCCAGCGTCAGCGAGCTTCCGCTGGCAGCCTTGATGCGGAACGCGCGCTTGTTCAGCCGGCCCCAGCCGCTGGTGATCTCCACGATGTCGCCGTTGGAGTAGCTATGTGCGCTGGCCGTCGTGACGACAGCTTCGCCGCCAGGCGCCGAGTTGCTGACGGCGGTTGTGTTGATGGCCGACCCAAAGGCCGAAGCGATGAAGAACGTGGTTCCGGTTGGTACTTGTGCCATGGTGGGCCTTCAATGAAAAAAGCCCGCGATGCGGGCGTTGGTGAAGCCCTTGCGGGCAAGAAAAAGCCCGCCACGGTTTCCCGGGCGGGCTCGTTTGGTGATCGCTATCTGGTCAGCGTGGTCCGGTGACAAGGAACTCCTGCAGGACGCTGAACAGCCACGGCTCCACGTCGGTTTCAACGTCGTCCAGAAGCTCAGACTCCACGCTGGCGACAAAGACCGTTGCCGCAACCATGGCAGCTTCAATCTGCAGGCCAATGGCCAATGCATCGGCCTTGCTGCTTGCCCACGACTTCACATAGATGCGCGCCGTCCGATTGTCTGCGGCCACGTTGTCGACGTAGTAGTTCACCAAGCCGCCGATGTTCTGCACCGTGACATAGGGGCGCGCAGTGCGCGGCGGTGCCAGGACGGTATGCACGCGAGGGCAGACCGTGGCGATGGCAGCATGCACGTCGGATTCGATGGTCATGACAGAAGGCCTCGGCCGGTCAGGATTTCCAGGTACTTGTTGACCATGGCGGTCTGCGCGGCGTCGGCCGACCGCTCGCGCCCCATCGTCACGAAAGGCACAGCTGCCGCTTTGCTGGTGCCGTTGTGCACCATGTAGGCGTAGGGCGCCTTCTTGTAGTTCCAGCTGATGTGGAACGTGGCAAAGCCAGGGCCGGTGTTGTCCTGGCTCAGCACCTGGTAGATCGAAGCGCGCAGGTTGCCAGCGTTGAACCAGTAGCGGCCCTTGCCGCCCTTCCTGCCGCCGCTGAACCAGTGGCCCTTCTTGCCGTGTGGCGTGGCCTGAAGGGTCGCCTGGTAAATCAGTTCGGATCCGGCGGCAGCCGCCGGCACGACGGCATCGTGGCTGGCGTCAACCACCTCCTGCATCAGGTCGACGAACGCGGACAAGTCCGTGGTGACGCTGAAGGTCTTGCTGCCGCGGCCGCCGGCCATGTCAGGCCACCACCTTCTGGCAGACCAGCATCATGTAGAGCCGGTTCCTGTCGTCTGGCAGGATGGCCTGGATGTCGTAGCCCACGGCGCCCCTGTAGACGCGCATGCCTTCGAGCACGTCGTTGCGCTGGTGCATCCGGATGCTGGCCTTGACGATGGCCACCTCGCCGCCGCCTGCGATCATCTCGCGCCCACTCGGGTGCAGGATGTCAGCCCAGACCTCGCACACCTGAACTGTCCAGGCGCCAGAAGCTGCGCCCAGTGCATCAGCTCCCGCAGCACGCTTCATCACGCTCACCAGTGTGTTCAGGGCGGCCATGTTCAGTACGCCACCCGCTGGCTGTCCAGCAGCGCCAGCGCCGCCGGCGTGGCCACGTGCGGCTTGTCGGTGTAGGCCTGCGGGTTGTCCACCCAGTAGGCAACCATGGCCATGATGAAGGTCTTCACTGCCGCCGGCACAGCTGACGCATCAGCGGTGCCGACGGTGATGTCCACGCGAACCCTTGGGCCAGCGGCGATGTCGCCAAGCGTCGGCCAGGCCTGGCCCACCAGCGAACCGATCACGACGCCGGGGTCGGCGTCGGCCCACACGAACGTGCCCGAATCCATGGTCACCCAGGCAGACGTCGACCCCCAGTAGCTGACCTCGACGGCCGTGGCACCTGCCAGCTCCAGGACGTCGCACGGTCCCGGCCAGTCATAGCGCTCCACCCGCCACTTCTGTGACATCCAGCGGGTGCGGGTTTCGGCTTCGGCGATCTCGCGCGCAGCCTGCATGTAGACCGGCAGCATGGAATCGAAGGCGGTCGTGCCATTCAGCCTGGCGGCGAACTTTGCCTGGTCCAGCGTGACGGGTTCAGCCGTCGGGGCAGTCAGAAGGCGCATGGCGTTCCTTGATCAGGCGGATTCGGCGCCGGCGGGCACCTCGACACGCTTCCATTCGTTCCGCGACAACCCGCGGTCGTTCAGGTACATCTCGGTCATCTCGATGTCGCTGTGGCCCAGCAGGGTCTGCACGACCTATGGGGGATGGGATCAGCCGGCCGGCGTCTGCCGCGCTTCGCTGGCCCACTCGATTGCTTCATGCTGCGCACGCGATCCATGTGGCAGGTCCAGCACTAGCCGGTCGAGCCGGTTCGCGGCCAGCGTCATGGCGGCGCGCAGGCGCATCACTTCGGCCTTGAGCAGAGCTATCTCCGACACACGGTCGCGCCAGCCTGGAATGAATTCATCCAGTTCGCCGGTGCTGAAGCCGCCTCGACAATTCCGGCCCTCCAAGTCGATCAGCGCCGGCTGAGGGCTCCACCGCTTGCAGTAGGCCGCGTATGCCTCCAAGTGGATCGACCACGGGATGCCGGCCGGGTAGCCCTGAACGGGGGCGCGCTTTTCAGCGCCGTGGGGTGCGTTCATGTGGGTGTCACCTCTGGGGACGGGTTTCAGACTTCCAGCAGCGGCACGGTGCTGTTGGCCATGTCGTGCGAGCAGTCGGCCAGGAACTGCGCGGCGCCGTCGCTGACCCATGAGTGGCAGCGCCACTGGCGGTCGGCGCCGTCGTACTGCGTCAGCACGCTCGGGCGCAGGGTCGGCGCCTCGGTACTGCCGTTCCATGTCCAGCAGCCGGTGGCGGCCCGCGTGGTGTTGCCCTGCAGCACCGGCAGCGTCAGCAGCCCGGTCGGCCCAGGGATGCGCAGCGCCAGGTGTGTGGCCTCGTGGGCCTCGCACTCCGCGTAGCCCACGCCGGGCACCAGCAGCATCGGTTTTGCTTTCATCATGGGCACCGGCAGGGTATGGGATCAGGCGATTGCGCGGCCCT